CCCAAAGGCGGCATGGTCAGTCCACAGGTCCAGGAGCTCTACATGCTCGTGGAATACCTTGGTGAGAACGTAGACAAACTAAAAGAACAAATGGAAGCAGAGATACCCATGATATTAAAGAACGACATGGTTATACAATTTCATGAAGAAAGATTAATAGACTTGGAGTCAAAAGCGAATGGAAACTATTAAAGTTGTATTTGCAATACTGATGATACAAAACGGTTCGACCGTAGAGATGGTGCCAACAGATGGACTTAGCGACTGTCTTAAACAGAAACGTATTATCTCACGCAATGTTGGAGAAGAACAGCAGGGAATATACATGCAATGCAAGGAGGTCGAGGCAATCGTTTTTGAAGACATGGGCCGATTAAAGATAAAGAAAATTATAGAATGACAATGACCAAAGATATTCTCGACTGGTGCGAGAAATATCTTGAACCGAAAAATAAACATCTAGGCAACGTGCCTGTGTGTCCGTATGCGCGCATGGCTCGGCTACAAAACAAGTATCGCATTTTAGAAGTCAAGAACTGGGATACCTTCATCGACAAGATTGTGGAGGGCATCGAGCTTGCAAAGTCGCCCGATATACAGATTGTGATCGTTGCCTGCAACGATGTTCGTATGGAGCCTGAAGAATTGTCTGCCATAACACACGCTTACAACATTGTTTTTGTGCCGCAAGATATTTATTTAATGTGTTTTCACCCAGAAGATGAGGACGAAGAAGAAGAGGTGGAGTTCTTGGATACAGGCGATTGGGGGCCAGAGAACGAGTTTATGATGGTCTTGATACAAAAGTTTGATGAGTTAGAAAAAGCTAGTGACAATTTACGCAAAACTGGATATTATGACCACTGGCCTTCAGATTATTATGAGGGTACAGTTTTAAAACGACAGTCTTATAGGAGATATAGACATGGCAAAAAAGTTTCCGGACTTAAATAAAGATGGAAAAATCACCAAGGCCGATATATTAATGGGCAGAGGTGTAATTAAAAAAAAGAAGAAAAAGAAAACTTCTAAGAAAAAAACTAAAAACAATAAAAGGAGGGCGTAACAATGCCAGCACACAGCATGAAGAAAAAAGGACCTAAAATGATGGCAATGAAACGTGGCGGTGCCGTTAAAAAAGGTAAGAAAAAAGCTAAAAAGAAAACTATGAAAAAAAGAACTAAAAAAGCTATGGGCGGCATGATGAATAACAAAAGAGTTATGAAACGTGGCGGCGGCATGATGAAAAATAAGGACATGATGTAATGTCCAAGCGTCCGGGTCTATATGCAAACATCGCAGCTAAGAAACGTAGAATCAAAGCTGGCTCGAAAGAGAAGATGAGAAAAAAAGGAGCCAAGGGCGCGCCAACTGCAGCGAACTTTAGAAGAGCTGCACAAACTGCGAGAAAAAATAAATGACGAAACTTTGTCCCAGAGGTAAGGCTGCAGCAAAACGAAAGTTTAAGGTTTATCCTTCAGCTTATGCTAATGCTTATGCCTCTAAGATCTGTGCAGGGAAAATAAAAGATCCCTCTGGGGTAAAACGAAAAGATTTTCGTGGTAGCAAAGCCAAAGGCGGTTTGGTTGAAGCGACCAAAAGATTAAAAGCGCAAGGCTTAAAAAATGGTGGACGTGTGAAGAAAAAATTTGTAGCACGCGGTTGCGGTGCCATCATGCCAGGCAGATCAAAAGTAACAAAGGTTGCTTAGATGTCTGGGCACAAAGGGCTAGACAAATGGTTCAAACAAGATTGGGTTGATATTGGCTCCAAGAAAAAAGGTGGAGGCTTTGCAAAGTGTGGACGTTCTAAACAAAAGAAGGACGCCAAAAGAAAATATCCTAAATGTGTCCCAAGAGCAAAAGCAAATCGGATGACAGAGAGTCAGAGAAAATCTGCTGTCTCTCGCAAAAGAGCGAAGGCACAAGGTGTAGGTGGTAAACCAACAAATGTTGCAACATTTAAGAAAAGAAAAAAGGCAGCTGACGGAGGATACATGGGTAGTTTTATCGATGTGCAAATTCCAGAGGGCAAGGGCACATCTAGACGTATTGGTAATCCATCAGTTAGAAACTATTATAAATCACTTGGTATTATTTAATGACAATCAACAGATCTCAGATGCGAAAACAAATTTCTAAAGGTAAATCTAAAATTAAAAAAATTATTAAGGGCTTGTCTAAGGCATCAAAGACACATGCAAAACAAGCTAGAACTTTAAAAAGCGTTTTGAAAAATGGCAAAAGATCCAAAAGTCGGAACAGGTAAAAAACCAAAAGGCTCAGGAAGGAGACTATACACAGATGAAAATCCGAAGGACACTGTACGTATTAAGTTCGCGACTCCGAAAGACGCCAGGGCGACTGTGGCGAAGGTCAAAAAGGTTTCTAAACCGTTTGCGCGCAAAATACAAATTTTAACAGTTGGTGAGCAACGTGCTAAGGTTATGGGCAAAACACAAGTAGCCAGCATATTTAGAAAAGGTAAAGATGCCATCAGAAAAACACATAATCGTAAAAGGAAAAAAGTATAAGAAATCTCCGCTGAAAGATTCACCTCGCAAGCGTAAGTTAGTAAAGGGGTTGATGAAAGCGCGTAGAGATGTTAAAACTGCATTAGACAAAAAGAACGCTAAGTCTGAGCGCAACGCACGTAATCGTGTGCAAAAATTCAAAGTATTATTAGGAGAGAGAAGTGGCAAGAAAAAGAGATAAGATGCCAGCCAGAAACAAGAAGAACTTCAGACCAACGAAGAAGGGTGCAGGTATGACGAAGGCAGGAGTGGCTGCTTACAGACGTGCTAACCCAGGATCTAAACTACAAACAGCTGTTACGGGCAAGGTCAAGCCTGGGAGTAAGGCTGCAAAGAGACGTAAATCATTCTGCGCGCGTAGTGCAGGACAAATGAAAAAGTTTCCAAAAGCTGCTAAAGACCCTAATTCTAGACTACGTCAGGCTCGTAAACGATGGAGATGTTAGACGATCTTATGTGTAAACACTGCGAACATAGCTGTCATTGTGGTAATGGAGGCTCTTGCAAGATTGAGGGCTGCGACTGCAAAAACTGCGAACATAATGCTCTTGACGAGTTTTGGAGGAAGCTAGATGCCATTGAATAAGAAAGGTAAGAAGATTTTAAAATCCATGAAAAAAACTTATGGTAAAAAGAAGGGAAAGACTGTATTCTATGCTAGCATTAATAAGGGTAAGATTAAGGGCGTCAAACGTCCAAAGAAAAAGGTAACGTAATATGACAGTAATGAGAGACATGATGAGAGGTTTGGGTGAGATACCTCAAGGTAAAACAATGATGGCTCGTGGCGATGATGATGAAAAAGAAATAAAAGTTCCAACCGATATAATAGATGATCCTTCAGGTATGTTAGAAACAGACATAATGGAGTTAAGACAAATGTTAGATAGTGAGGGTCTTTTAAGAACAAGTTTCAACGATGCAGAATTAGAGTATTTAAAAGGTGTTTATGATCGACTAGAGGACATGAATCAGCTTGAAGATAAGTACCAAGGTGAAGATGGTTTTAAACTATTCACTATTCAAATGGGAGAATCGTTACTCGCAACTGTTCGTGAAAGAATGCCAAGTAAGGATCAAGGCATAGCATCACTGAGGGCATAACATGGCTATTGATAGAGACATGCCGCTCAAAGAACAAATGAAGTTCGATATCAGAGCGCAAGAAGTAGATATTATGGAGGGTGATCCGCAGTTAGATTCAGATGGCGGAGCCACGATAGATTTTGGTGCACCTCAACCTGTAATGGGCGGACACAATGAAAATTTAGCAGAACAACTAAGCGATGGTGATCTTGAGATGATTGCAAGAGAACTGTCAGATGCATACGAAGGAGACAAAGAATCAAGAAGTGATTGGTCTTCTACATACGCTGAAGGATTAGAGCTGCTAGGCATGCAGTATGAAGATCGAACAAATCCTTTTCCTGGCGCGTCCGGTGTATCTCATCCTCTTCTTGCAGAGTCTGTCACACAGTTTCAGGCACAATCTTACAAAGAATTATTTCCAGCAGGTGGCCCAGTCAAGACTCAGATTATGGGCATGGTTAATCCACAAGTAGAACAACAGTCACAACGAGTCAAAGAATTTATGAATTTTCAACTTACCCACGTCATGGAGGAATACGAGCCCGAACTTGATCAAATGCTTTTTCACCTTCCCTTATCAGGTTCGGCGTTCCGTAAAATATATTTTGATAATACATTAGGACGACCTGTTTCTAAATTTGTATCATCAGAAGATTTAGTGGTTCCTTATTCGGCCACAGATCTTCATACGTGTTCTAGAATCACGCACGTTGTAAAAATGATGTCTAACGATTTACGAAAGTTTCAAGTGTCAGGTTTCTATCGTGACATAGAAGTAGGTGAGCCATCTTCAGACGATCCAAGTGAAGTTCAAGACAAAATAGACGAGCTAGATGGCAAACAAAGAACGTACACCAAAGACGATGTCTACACTCTGTTAGAGATGCACGTCGATCTAGACCTACCAGGATTTGAGGATGCCAATGAGGCAGGCGAAGAGACTGGAATTAGGCTGCCCTACATAGTAACTATAGAGGATAACTCTAATCAAATATTATCTATACGAAGAAACTGGAATGAGACTGATCCGCTTAAAATTAAAAAACAATATTTCG